CCTTAGTACCTAAGTCGTTACTCATGAAAGCATTACCCCAAGGGCGAGTTACATTCAGAGTGACGCCAGAAGGCCCGCCTACACGTACACTGTCAAGGATGTTCTCAGGGGCAGTAGCAGCCTGTTCCTCAACCCAAGCCCTGTACCTACGATTCAAATCATCAGGGGTCTGCACGTACTGTCTAAGTGGGACGTTGTTATCATCGTAGTCGATGAAGGTAGCTGTTCCACCTGTAACTACTACACGCACGTTCTCAGGCTTAGAGCGACCCCCGGACTTACTGGATACTTCCTGTTTAACTTGCTCGAATACCTTAGCGAGCATTTCATTGTTCTCGATACCAGTGCTTTGTTTGAACTCTGGATTCAAGAACACAGGGCCACTAGCAGTACGCACAGCCAGACCTTCCTGAAGTAGTGCTTGAGCAGCAGATTCCTCGTCTACAATCAAATGCCCTTTAGAGGCTAGGTACTCTTTGTTACGGAGTATGCTAGCGTTAGCTTCTCTAGAGTACTGCATAAGCAGTGCGTCTGTAGGCTGGTTGAATAACTTAGCTTGTAGGCCGTTATCACCAAAGAACGTACTCTTGAACGTATCCGGTGTGAACTGTGCCGTGAAGCCCGCCCTAGCTTGTTGCTCAATACCATCCCGAGCTTTATCCAAGGCACCCTTCAGTTGGCGCATATCAGTAACGTCTACATCAGGGCTACGTAGCACTTGGCGCATAGCACCCTGCCACTCTTTAGGTAGTGCAGCAATAAGCGCATCCCGTTGGCCGGGGTTATCAGCGGCCTGATTCCAAGCAGTAACATATGTAAGTACCGCATTAGCTTGGGTATCTTGTACTTCCGTAATGGAGTTAGCAGGAGCATTCAATAAGTTCTGGAAGCCCTGAACAACCAACTCCGCACCACGCTTGAACTCCCCAGGGATATTAGTACGTGTACTATCCCGCATAAGGTAAACGCCAGCAGCAGAAGTATCCCCATTGAATGCCGTTACCAACTGAGCGGTTTTCAAACCTGCGAGTTTAGCCACACCTTTATCCGACCGCAACCAGTCTGCATAGGTACCATTAGAAACCAACAGATTATCACCATATGCCTTATCAGCCTTTAAGGATAGTGCATGTAGCTTACTAAATAATGGGTTAGCTTGTGATGGGTCTTTTGTACCAGCATCTACCCGCGCATGAAGACTAGACTGCGCACTACGTATATCCTCTATAGTGGCTTCCCCACTGAGTAAGCGAGTCTCTAAGGTGCGTATTTGTTCTTGGTCGTACACATCCTGAAACTTCTCGAACTCCATGAATTTAGAGTCAATAGCATTCAGGGCAGCATCACGCTCATCAGGAGTCCAGTTCGTGGCTCTCTGCATGTAACTGGACAACATCTTGAGCTTATTCAGGTCGTCGGTACTAGAGGCTTGAAGACGAGTAACGATTTCTTTAACTGCGCCCAGACTCTTCTTTGACGCCTTAGAGAGTGCATTCTTTGGGTCTTCGTTCTCATGTAACTGATATACCCCTTGGAACACTGCATCTAAATTGCCTGCTATAACAGCACCATCTGCACCGGGCTGCATACCAGCTACAACAGCAGCCGTACCTAGCTGGTTGGCCCCGAGTTCCCGATTACGGATAGTCTCGTTCTCAAGTTCCTTCTGGTACAGCTTCTGAGCGGACGCCACAGATGTGAGCACAGTCTTCAGGGCAGTATCTTTAGCTTCCCCAGTTAGACCTAGAGCAGCTACTTTATCATTCATATCCTTTAGTACAGGTGCTAGTTTCTGGGTGAAGGTATTCAAGTCCTCACCTGCCTGCACAGAGGCCCTAGCTAACTCGGAAGCCCGCTGTTGGTAGTCCAAGATACCAGTACTGAACTCAGATAGGCTACGCCCTTGCTGATACGAGTCTGTAGTCAACCACGATTGCTCTGAGATAGTCTTAGCGTAGTAGTCTGCCTGCCCTTGTAGAAAAGCATTATCGTTCTCGAACTTGACTACTTTATTCAAAGCATTAGCTGCACTTTGAATTACATTCGGTAGTACTGTCTTACCTGATGTGGCGTCTTGGTTCTGCTTTGCATTCGCTACAGCAAACCCAGCACCACCTACGTTACTGAATGTTGGAATTTGAATATCAGCCATTGTTACCTCTTACTAGCCATAGCTAACTGTAACCCTTGTGTACCTACAGACGAGATAGCCTTAGTATCCGGTTTAGATTTAAACAAGCCCTGAGTATAAGCCGTAGCCCCTACATCTAAAGCAGTGCCCAACAAACCACCAACTATCTCACGGTTAGCTTGGGAACTCGCCCCGTACTTAATATCGGAGTACTGACTGATACTAGAGTTCACCAAAGTATCTAGACTAGCATTCAAGTTGAACTGCTCTGTCTCAAGGTTCTGTATGGTTACGGCCTTTGCCTCAGACTCCTGCCGCTCTACATCTGATAGCAGTACTTGGCTAGTGCTACCGATACTATCGGTAACACCCTGTAGAACACTTAGGTCAGACCTAGCTGTGTCAGCAGATTGCCCTGTATGGAACAGGGCTTGATTGGTCTGCATATTCAGCACAGTACGTTGGCGATTGAGTTCACCAATGTTCCTAGCAGTCTCTGCCAGTACAGCCTTATTACGCTCACGCGCCATACGGTTGTAATCTTCCTGAGCCTGCTTTGCTGCCTTTTTATTAGCTAAACCCCCTAAGAGGCCAGCACCCGCTTGAATACCACCCATAATAAATAGAGGGTTCATACTAACTCCTATTAAATGCGCTGGCGCTTACGTACAGTCTTGATAGTGTACTCCACACCTATAACATTAAGTTCTCTTGTACTGTCGGTACTGAAGGTACATTCCGTCTCATTGGCTAATGTACGGCAAGGTATAATCAGTGTGCTCTGCCCTGCTACACGGGAACGCTTCAGACCCAGTTCGTGGGACGCCCATTTAAGCACATGCCCATCATCATCTAGAAGCTCTCCGGTCTTAGGTGTGCTTACAGTTACATCGAAGTCCCCAGTGTTCTGCACAGTAGGCACATACCGCAGCAATGTTGTCTTATCCAATGAGATAGCGTAGCCGTTTTGGTCTTTCATCACAGGTGGGGTCAGACCCAGTACTGAGTTGTACTTAAACCCAAGCACAACAGTACTACCACTGTATGAACGGTGCAGCTTCAGAGTACCACCATCCACACCAAGTACCTGTACAGGTTCACCTATAAGACCCAGCACAGTACTACTAGCACCTATCAGATTAGCGTCAACACCAAGGAGCCAGCTAGGCAGCGATGCTGTTTTGTAATCCCCAGCATCAACAACGTTAACTGTACTGTACAAATCCAGTAACGGCTTTAAGTCCCCACTAGAGTAGTACGAGCTATCCCGCGTATCTAGTGTGCACAACAACAACGAGCTACCGGACTGCAAAGCTAGTACTAGAATATCCCTAGCGAAGTGCACGGATAGGACATCCAACGGGGCCACCCATTTATGCCAAGCGCTCTGTAGCTTCTCAGTGGAAGTCCACAGGTACTCATGCACCAACACCTCACGTACATCTACCGAGGATGTGAACAAAGCAATACTAGCAGCAGAGGAAGCAGCTATACTGCGACACCTACCACGCATATAGCGCGGGATGTGGTTAGTCAGCTCATTGGTGATGTACTGGGATGATGTAGTGTCACTGGGTAACAACTCACCGATACCAAAGTACTCCGCAGATATAGGCGCGCAGTACATCAGAGACCTGCCTACTACAGTAGGTTGGGCCAGTGTATCTATAGCCTGCTTTGTACTTAACAGCACCACAGCGCTCTGCGGGGATATACCTGAGTTCGATGCAGGCACCACAGACTGGTGTGTTGCACTGATTGCAATCAAGTCCCTGTTGTACGGTACAGCATGTGTATAGGATGCCGCTGTAGCGCTACCACTGCCACGCTCAATGGGGTCTTCACTCAGAACCTGAGTAACAGTGCTTCGCATGAAGCGAGTTGTCTTGTTACTGGCAGAGAAGTGCAAGTACGCCCCCGACATAAGCACAAGCCTACCCTGATACGCACTGATACCTGTGAGCGCCTTACCTATGAACTGTGGGTACGGGTTGTTCTCATCATCACCGGATACACGGCCCTCAAAGAGGGGTGCAGTTACATTAGCGACACCTGCTGGGGATATATCAAACCGCTGTGGCATGTTCCAGATGGCCGCATAAGAGCCGTAGGCACCGGTCTCCTGCCAAGTCTTAGTAGACAGAATCCACTTATAGTACTGCAAGGCTTTAGAGCTAGTACCGACTGCACATACGAAGCCGTCTGTTCCTACTGGGAGATTCGGGGGCAGGTCTGTAATGAGCTGCACAGTCATATCAGAGGATGTACCTAAGTACGAGTTACCAGATGGTGTGCTGACAGTGCATTCTGAGTACCCTGCTGCAATAGTAAAGGCGAGGTATGCCCCATCCCGCACTACAGTCAACCATGCAGGTTTATCCCCACCATTGAGCAAATTAAATAACCCAGTAGCAACACCCTCTGGTGTACTGAGTGCAGCATCCCCTGAGTTTTGCCCCGTAGGTGTAGTGTACGTCTTAGTGAATGTACGCGGTGTACCCGACTGCACTACGTTAACAGTGACTGTGTATTGCTTGGAGAATGCGCCAGTCTTTACCCACACAAAGCCAGTTCTACCAGGGTCTTGCTTATAATCAGTGTCCCGATTAACGAGTACAGGCTTCTTCTCTGTATTCAGCACCCACACAAACCCAGCATCCACCACCATGCGCAGCTTGTCGGCTTTGCCATCGGAAGTAGCTACATAGGGGGCGGGTATTACCCGCTTAACTGTGAAGTCCTCTCGGAAGGTAATGATGTTCCCTTGCTTTGCGTCAAGGAACACATGCCACCCGGTAGTATCCAACTCTGCGTACTGGGATAGTACAGATAGCGGGTTAATGGAACCGAGACCGCCTATACTATCTATGTACTGAATACCGGGGCGTCTACGGATACCAGTAACCAAGTCCGACACCATATTAACCTGTTCGGATAGCTGGCCCGGTAGACGCTCTCGGGGTATCTGTTGGGATACACCCTGCAAAAGCGAGGGTACTACACCATCTAAAATATTAGCCATGTCACGACCTCAGCGCAGATAGGAATCGCCCTTTACCGCCACGATTACCACCGATATTCAAATTAGATTTACGCAAGTGCTCCCGCTCAAGGTACATACTAGCGGTAGCAAGGTTCTTACCTAGCTCTACCTGATAGGTACTATCTACACCCAAGTCCGCACTGTACACAGCTAGGGCCGCCGAGTACGTAACGTACAATGCAGCATAGTTCGGTAGTTCTTCAAAATCCATATCTTGGATAATAAGACCTGTGAGTGCAGAGCTGAACTGGTAATCTCCGGTATCTAGGTTGTACAAGTACTCACCACGAATTTCGGAGATACCTTCATCAGGTAGCCAACTAAATACATTAATAGGGGCTTTAATCCTACCATCTGCACCGGGGTAGAGTGTTACCTTTACCCGGTTGAACCACCAACCTGTACCTAGCAAGGTACGCTTGGCAGTGTCTATCTGTTGCAGTACTGCTTGTACTGTAGTGTTCCGAGCAGTAGTACTTGTAACGTTAGCCTCCCCCAGATAAGGGAGTACTGTATTAATTGCATCAAGTAACTTCATAATATCCTCATTATAAGGGT